TTGCAACGCGCGTTGAGCACCTAGTACTCGTTGTTCTTTATATGCTGTCCTAGCTTCTTCAATATATTTTTCTAGTTTATTTGTATGTTCTGAATAATTTTCTTCGTGCATTGATAGCACACGGTCTACTGCTTCTTCCCAAGTTTCATACGTATTGGATTCGTCTTTAAATCTAGAATATCCATCATAAAACTTTGTTTCAGACAAAAAAGCACGTGTGTCTGCAAAACGGTTTTGCATACTTGTAATCCTTTATTGATTGTAAATTTTCTTTTTTAGATAGTGGTATTATATATTCTTTTTCAGAATTTGTAAACCGCTATTCAGGCCAAAAATTTAACATTTTTGCTTCATTTATTAAATTTATTTTTAAATCCGAATCTTCAATTAATGCACCATAGTCTTTGCATGAGTTAAGAAAATTAGAATCTAAATAAGCGTTCAAATTATCATAACCATCATGTAAAGAAGTTAAAGCATTGATAGCTGTTTGACGAGACGTATTCATTGCATAACCTAATACCATGTGGTCTAGACCAAATGGCACTGAGTCTAAATTAAGACTATCCCACATGGTTTCAGCAGAATCATTGCCTGACCAATACTTATCAATCACTTGTTGTTTTGCTGTTCCATTTGCCATTAAGCAGATTCTCCTCCTAATGTGAGTATTTTCAATTGATTTCCTGCAACAGCGTATCCTGCTCTAATACTTCCGTTATTTGTATTAGGTTCAAGATCACCATTTATTTCATTTATATAATATGTAGTGTTTGGTATTAGTCCACTTTGATTATTATCGATTGCTCCATGAATTTTAACATTAATTGTATCTCCGCTGTCACCTGCTTCCTGTGCAATACCTAAATAGTTTGCTCCACTAATACTTAAATTTGTATTCTGTCTTCTTTCTGGATGAAATATATCAACTCCATTGTAATACGTCGAGCTGAATCCCCATGTTCCTCCGGTGCGCCAAGCTCCCCAGTATTTAAACCTAATAAGAGCAGCAGTATCGAAATCATCAAACTTATGAACTGTCATGGGGTATGATGGATTATTAGTCCATGCGGAATCAATTAACATGGTATGAGTACTATCTTCTAAAGATATTGTTCCGTCGCTGTCTGCAGTAAACCATCTTACCTGTGCTCGATCTGGATTTGCTTGATAATCTGTAAATAATACACAATTTTTTTGTACTGCTTTGTCATGAAATATTTGTGCCCAACCATCTAAATATCCAGTAAATTCTACCGCTGATCCAATCGTAGGATCTGAGTTATAAGATGAAGTACTGTTTACAGTACGTAGCTGCCCAACATTATTGTTATCTCTATATGCAATTACACTAACACCCGCGCTAGAATCATAACATCCACCAAATCCTCCACTAGTAGATACTTGACCGCTAGTAGTAATTGCTGTCATATAGTTCATAAGACTAGAACTAGCGTATGGCTGCATTTCGTCTACATATAGATCATAAGAACCTCCACTATTGTTGATACCTAAATGTATAAACTTGTGAGCTTTGGGGTTATACCAAGGCCTTGATGCATAACCAAAATCATCAAACTCAATACTTGTTCCGTAGTTAGTTCGCGATTGTTCTATCGTAATTGTATTTCCGGTAGTTCTAAATCCAATATATCCAGTATTACCATGTGAAGGTCTGTAGTAATAAAAATGCCCACCATCATAGCTTGACCACGAACCGCCATACGTGCTTTGATGCTTGTCTCTCATTGCTTCAGTTCCATAGAATCCAAATGATTGGCTATGTACAGTTGGATAAGAGCTGTTAGGACTTTCTACAGTATAAGTACCACCGTTGGTAAGTGTTACATTGCCTGGCGTATCAACGTCGTCCGGATAAACTGTGTATATGTAACTTGCAGTTTTGGCCCCGCTAGAATAATATTGATATGCAAAGTGAACATGTATTCTATTATTTTCACCTTGTACTGCGCACCAACTATTACTTAAACAGCCTCCGTAAGAAGTACTACTGCTATAGTATGATGATTGCATAACATGCACTGGTCCCACCTTTTGTATAGAGTGGCCAGTCGCATCCATTTCAAACATTCTAGCCCATAAATTTCCTCTACCCGATGTGCCGCTGCAACCAATTACAATAAATTTATTTTGTCCTACATAAAATAATTGAGGGCCCCAATTATAATAAGAGTAATCATTATAAGTATTTCCGTCTGCACCATTGCCGTCACTATCCAAAAATACAGTTTGTAGGATTTCATGCCGTTCAAAAGGTTGACCAATTTTTCTTACTAAGTTACCAGGAGTCAATATAACGGCGTCACCGGCTGAAACAGAACCACCAAGGACTCGATCAACATTACCGCCGCCATCAACATTAATATCTGCTAGTGTTTCTTCGTCAGACGCAACAGCATCACCTACTTTTAATAATCTAATGTTGGCTGTATTGTTTGCTTCTGTCTTACCGAGAATAGAAGCAATATCTCTAGTACGGCTACTCATCCTATTCCCTTATCTTTGTAATAGTCTGCAAATCTTTTTAATAGTTTAGGTGTACCTTTTTTCTTACGACGATCATGTATAGTTTTAGGTTTTAGTTTAGGACCCATCGCAGTGTCAGCAGGATTAGGAATATCTCCTGTTGTAACCATTTCACCAACGTCTAAAGTCTTAGGATAATTCTTATCACCAGGTTTTAGTCTACGTTTACCCGCAGCTCTACGTGCTCGTATGTTAGCCCATAAACTTTCTTTAGTATCTTTCCCCATAGACTTATCCTTGTCTACTACACCAGATTTTTTGATGTTATTAATAAGTTTGTTTATGCGTGGATTACTTGCTGTCATTGGTATAACTCTTTTATTGTAACATATACTTTTTGATTTGTTTTTATATGTGTAGCTTCATATATATCAACACCAAATACGTCACCTATTGGGTAAGCATCATCATTAACTCTTATTTGGTCCTTTGCATTACATAGTTCTTCTATTGTACTATTTAAAACTTTTGCTTCTCTTACTCTATAAACACCAGGTGCTAATTGTTTATCTTCTAAAACAAACCACTGGCTATTTTCATTTAGAAAATCTAGAACATCTATCTCACATGATTCACATATCTTTTTTATTTGCTTATCATTTAAATCTAGTTTTTCTTTTATCAAATATAATGCAGCAGCAAAGCTACCAAGTTTACTACCGCCGCCTGGAACTTTTTCCAGTATTCTTTTAATGTTAGCACAAAGCCTGATAAAAGGTGTCCAGCTTCCATCTGCCTTTTTGCCTTTTTTTCTTTTTCCGTTTTCGTCTATTATTCCAGCTTTATACGCATCCCAATCTTTCCAATCCAGAACTAACATTCTGATGAAACGAAAAGCGTATACGGTATCAGCGGCAGACTTTAGTATTCCCATTATATTTTCCTTAGTGCCTCTATAACCTTCTCATCCATTACTACACCAGTCAGTTGGTCGTTCTTTATGTAACGTAAGAATATTAAAAACGGTTTTACAATTGGCCAATGCCTTTCTTCTAGTTTTACGTCTAACATTTTCAAAGTTGGTTCAATACCAAATGCATTAAATAGTACAATCAAATGATTTAATATTAAGCGCTCAGACAAAGCTTTATCATCTAAGTAGCGATTAACCAAACGCTTAACATATTTAAATCTTTTTAGATCCTCATAGAACTCGTCTATGTCTGAGAACCTAGGGTTATAATAATGTCGCGCTGCAAATAGCAGCAAATTTTTTTCATTTAAATTGTCCATAACAAAAGTATATATTAATTACTTCATACTCTTGTAAGCTGCAGCAATTGCATTAACTGGCTTTTGATCGCCTGAACGAACCTGATCACCAGCATTTCTTTGTTTAGCTGGTTTAGTTACACGGCCTGCTTTAGACGCATCATCATGACCTTTGGTTTCAGTGTCATCAACTTCTTTTGGTTGATTAACCATATCCTTTGCACCTTTGCCTTTTAACTTGTCATCCATAGTCTCGGCATCTTTTGCATTAGGATTCTTTTCTGATTTTTCCAACACTGATTTCAAAGCTGTACGAATCTTAGATTCTTTTTGCTCAGTCGCATCCTTACTGCCTTTATCAAGCTTAGGATTCATATCAACATCACCTTCTTTTTTATCTTCTTTCTTTTTAGACTTCTTTTTATTTCGTAACATAGCAAAGTCTTTACCATCTATGTCACCGTCTTTATCGTGATCTAGTTTATGCTGACCACCTTTTAATTTCTCTTGGACCTCTTGATACGCGGCCCTAATATTTTCGATTTCTTTGGACATTGTTTTCTCCTTACATCCACAATTGGGCTATAAAAGCGCCTATACCAGCAATTACTGCCGCGAATACTAATCTATTTATTATGCAAACCGTACGATGATTATCATCTACTTTTTTCTCTATCTCATCTAATCTTTGTGAAAAGCGATTCATCCTTTCGAAACTTTTTTCGTGGTCTTCTTTTAGTCCTGCCACTTTTTCTTCGACACGAGCAAGAGTGACGATAGCTTCCGCAAGCTTATCGACTTTTTGCTCTATTCTAACAATGCTATCTTCTAGTGCTGTAGCCATTAGTTATCTACTTTAGCCCCCGATCTCCACTGGTAACATGACCAGTATTTTGCTTTCCACTTTGGTCCAGGATTATCACAGCCATGTCTAGCTCTAAAAGACTTACGGCGTTCTGGATTATCTCTTTTAATGCTCATATTAGGATCACCAAATCGTACAACGACTACGTTACCTTTTGGTCCTCTAACATAGACTTTAAATTTTTTATTTGGATTTTCACCAGTACGAATAGGATCGTTTAATGTAACGGTCTTACCTTGATACGTAGCTTCTTCCAATTCTAAATCTTCGTATAGATCTATACCTTCACAGATATCATCAATACATTCTTCTGTAAAATTCTTGAATGTTTCAGCCGCCATACTTTCCTCCAAAGTTTATTTTCTGAGCAAGAGATGGGCTGGCTTTGGCGTTCTGTCTACCAGAAGTACTCTTTGCATTTGTGTTTGGTTTACTGCCACCATCATTCTTATACATGAAAGACAAAGCACTCTTTGCTTTATTTGCTACACCGCTCATAAAATCTCTTATGCCTTCATCTTTTTGTCCAGGTGTTTTCTTTTTCATTATCTTAATTGATTCATCTGAACCGTAGTCAACATCACCTGCACATTTTTCTTCACGTACTTTCTTACGAAATTCTTTTTTCTTTTCAGCTTTTGTTACTCGATCTACACTCTTAATCATCGATGGTTGTTTTACCAGTTTACGTAATGCTGTCTTAACTTCACCAGGAGAATTGCCTGACATAAACATTTCTGGAAATCCATCAACACTTACTTTAAAATCAAACTTTTCACTCATCTTTTTTTTAAAATCTGAATGGTCTTTTTCAGCAGCCTTTCTGCTAGCTGTAGCAGCTTTAGCATCTTTTTCTCTATCAGCCATTGTTCTACCACTGGCTTTATCTACCATCTTAGCTAATCTGTCTCTCGCCTTTCCTTCATTCTTCATATCTTTTTCAGATGGAATTTTAAATGGTGCTTTCTTAAGACTTACTTGACTTTTTGGCTTTGCAGTTTTTGCAGCTTTAGCAAATGCTCTTTCTTTATCTTTCTGTGTTAAAACTCTTTCACCTAATTCTGCTTTTGCTTTTGCATTACCTGCCTTTTTCATAGCACCAATGCCTGCTTTCAGTCTACCTTTACTATCGCGATCAGCCTTTTCTTTATCCTGTCTCATTTTTTGTAATGGAGACATCATTCTTTTTGCTTGTCCTTGTGGTTCACCATAAGCTTCTGTTGCTTTTACTTTAGCTTTACCAGTTAATTTATCAACTGCTGTAGCTGTACCTTTATTGCGATTAATAAATGTCTTAATACCTTTTTTAGCTTGATCTTTTCCGGCCTTAGCAATATCTTTATCAGGTGACTTTGAATCGATGTTTCCTCGCTCTACACTTTTTGCAGCATCAGCAGTACTTACTTGTGACTTCTTAATATAACGACTTGCCATATTCTTTGAAATCTCATTGACATCTTCTTTCTTATTTTTCTTTTTATTATCCGGATGTCCTTTACCACCGTCTTTACGAGTAGCCCATACAGCTCTTTGCTGAGCCATTGAAACATAACCTTCTTTAACCTTTTCAGCTCGAGCTCGTATATCAGCAAGAGACTTTTGAGTAGAAGTTTGTTTCTTTTCTTTCTTTCGCTTTGCCATAAACTCAGCGTATTTTTTATCGTCGACTTTAGCCATTATCCTCTAACCTTTGCTGCTAGGTCTTTGTCTGCCTTGCCCCAGGTTCCAGAAGACTTAGTTACGAATGAATTAACACGGGCCATGCCCCATTGCTGGGGGGTAGTGCCTGGGCGATGACCCGTTCGCCATGCCGCAACACCGCGATTATAAACTTTTCGAAGAATACCAATCGGCATACCAGACTTCTCTGCCTTTTTCGCCAATCCCTTTTTTTCTTCCTCAGAAATATATTGATTAAATTTTAGCATTAGTCGTCTCCAAACATTTGTTTAAACTTTAAAGTATGCTTACTTGGTTTTGTTTTTGCTTTAGCATCTCCTGGAGCTTTCTTATAAGCAGCAGGATTATCATCATCCATCTTTGCACCTTTCTTAAAGTGTGCATCACGTGCAGCTTTAGTAGCTTTTGATTTTATACCAGCATGATATGCTTTTGGTTGAGTACCTTTACGATCTTTTATATCCGGATCTTGTGGACTCGTTGTTTTCTCATTTGTTTCTTTATTCTTTTTCTTAACATCACGTAAACGAGCACGATCCATCATTCTATCGTGGCGTTTAGCATCTGCTTCTTTTTCTCTATCAATTCTTTTCTTAGCTACGTCAGCATGGTCTACAGCTTCAATAGCATCCAACCAATAACGCCGCTCACCTTCAATAGATTCTACAATAACATAATTAGAACCTAAGTGAGTAACTTTACCTACAACATTAGATTCTTTTATAATTACTTTATCACCCCACTTAAATAAATCTCCATTTACATATGCTTCTCTTGTTTCAGATACAGTATTAAGTTGCACATGTTTCTTATAGTCGCTTTGTTCTTTTAACCCCATGCCTTTACGTACTGCATTAAATAATTGTTTTGCATCTGCGTTTGAATAGTTCTTTGGTAAACCTTGTCCAAACTTTGCAAACTCGCCAGCCTTTGCAGCATCCCTCATTTTGGAAGCGGACATACCAGATGCACCTTCTGCATCTGGATCTCTATCACCGGCTGATATAACATTAATGGATCTAAAATTGTATAGACCATGTCTTCCTTTTTTACCATTATATTTTTTTAATAGTATATCGAATTCATTTACTCTATCTGATCCTACAACCATACTAATGTTTTTGTATCCGCTGTTGTGTAGTTTTACTAATAAATCAAAAATGCTTTTAATTTTATTATCGATCATTATTTTACGAGCGTGTCTAGGAAACATCTTTCTCGCAATTTTTACTTTTTGTTTATAATCTACAGGATTTTTCTTACTGTCAACTGATTGAGTAAGATATATGAAATATGGATTGTTACCTGCTTTACGAGATAAAACATCCAGTAATTTTTCATGACCAATAGTCGGAGGATTCATTCTTCCCCACGTAAAGTATACGGTCTTTTCTTCTTCAACCAGAAATGATTTAAAAGAGCCTATCAACCTTTTTTCCTCGCCACTTCTTTCTTACGTACATCTTTCAACATACGCTTAGTCAACATATCAATTCGTTTTTTAACTGCTGGTCTATCTAGGCGTTTCTCAAGCTCTTGTCTACGTGCAAAAGGAAGATCTGATTTATCTTTACCTTTGGTTAATTTCTTTAGTACAGCTTTACGGGCAGCTTTACGAGCGCGCTTTAGTAGAACGTCTTTATTTGCCATACGACGTTTTGCTCGTTCTCTACCAATTTTGATTCTGGATTTCATTCGTTTCATTAGCCTACCACGCGCCATGCGTTGTTGTATGGTAAGAGCTTCATCTAGATCTGGTTCACATTCTCCGCAACAATCTGGAGTACCACAGTTCTGATGTTCGAATGATTCTGTACGTTTTCTTTTTTGAACACGGTAGTTTATTAATTCGTCCTCACCTGGACGATATTCTACTGTGAGCATATCCTTAAAGGACAATGGTTTTGCCATCGTTTATCTCCCCGGTTTGTCCCATCCTTTTAATACATCTGGTGAAAAGTTGTTGTATGAAAATTCCATACGATCAACAATTTTCACTGCATCACCACCAAGCTTATCAATTGCAACGTAACCTTCTTCACCGGTTACCTTGTATCCATTACGAGTTTTTACAAAAGTATTTACTTTGCTTAATTTACTAAGAGTATTTATAAGTTTTAATTTTGCTAGAACTATAACTTTTTGCAGTTCAAACATATTTTCTATTGATTTTCTATTATCTTTACTAAAAAAATCTAATATTTCATCTAATCTTTTTTGTTGTGCGTCTTTTCCTCGTGCCGTTTTACGTGCCATGAGCTCACGTGCATATCTTTTACTGATCCATCGGATGAGGAGATCCGTATGACGTGATGTGTTTCCCACGATCTCTTGTCTGCGGACATATTTGTTATTGAACTGTTCAATGAGTTCTGCGAGTTTCCTGTCCGCCTCCAGCTTCCGAAGAACTGTAGAAGATATTTTATTAAACAAAAATCCTGCTTTAGACAAATATCCATTTACTTCCTCCGTATCTTTTTTAGACATGGTGACGTTTGTTAAATCCCTGAGCATTGCGTCTTGCGACCACACATCTCTGGTTGTGTTAAGCTTTGATACATTAACTCCGTACGAAGCTCGCATAGTTTCGAAGGAGTTACCTTTATAGGTTGTATGCCAGACAATTCCAATTTTTGCAGCTTTAATATCGCGAGCTCGTGGCGACTCGCTAGGCACCGCATAGAGCAAAGTATTTGGATGAAAGGTAACATACTTTTCTCCTTTTATTTTTTGTGTCTTTACGTCGCCGGGACCAAACAAGAAATCGCCTTGGATAACTCCTTTAATTCCAAGTTTGGGCAAGTGTTGTAAAGCTTGCTTAAGTTTAGCGTTAAGAGAACCAGAAGTGTCAGCATCAACATCAGCAGGGGTCTTGTAAACTTTGGGGTTCTTATTAAAGATACCCTTCTTGGCAACGAAGAACGCACCATCACGAGGATCGATACCAGCAAAAACAGCAGGGGCCCCATCCCACTTAACAGATACTGAACCATCATGTTCTCCTTTTAACATGTCTCTTAAACTACGTAAGGCAAGGATTGCTTCGCGCGTTCCTTTAACTCCACCATAGAGGACTCGGTCCTCAATATGAGTCATGTGAGTATTCTTACCTTCACTTAATGTTTCTTTAAACGATTGCATTAGATCTTTACTCTTGGCTTTATTGTACCTTGTGTGATAACATCAATTTGAATGTCTGATTGTTTTATCTTTTTAATTGCAATAATTTCTCCACCATCAGATGTTAGTCTTCCACCTGACCCATTGTTATTCATGAAGATAACAGGTGTAGTACCAAAATATTTGTAAGCTACTCTACCGTACTGTGCTTCAATTGCTTTCCACTCTCTAGGAAACTTTTTACGTATAGCTTCAATCTGTGATTTATTGACTTCGTTCTGGCCTTTACCTTTTGTAACCATACCTAATTTATTTTTTAATGCAGTAGCTTTTGTTA